AGATTAGGTTTAGATAATAAATGGTATGAGGTAGATGCTTTGGCGGAAGACCGAGTTTTTATTGAAGACTTAACAAAAGTTTCCGACCAGCCTGGAATTAAAGTTGGAAAATACATTCAAACACAAAATAGATTTATTACGGAATTTACTCCTGAAGGATTTAAAAAAATGACATTTGGTGGAGGAACAAACACTGCTCAAGACCAATTAAACCAATTTACAACTTTAGGTACCACATTAGAACTTCAAAAATACTCAAATAATTTTTCATTAGGTTCGGCATTATCTCCAAATTCAACATTGTTTATTCAATATAGAGTTGGTGGTGGATTAGCAACAAATTTAGGTTCAAATGTAATTAATCAATTAGGTACCATATCTTTTTATGTTAATGGGCCTTCTGAAACAACAAACTCTACTGTAGTTAATTCATTAAGATGTGTAAATGTCACGGCAGCTGTTGGTGGAGCGGGAATTCCCTCGTTAGAAGAAATTAGAAATTACGTTTCATTTAATTTTTCAGCACAAAAAAGGGCGGTAACAGTACAAGATTATGAATCAATTATTAGAAACATGCCATCCCAATTTGGTGCACCTGCCAAAGTTTCTATTACCGAAAATAATAATAAAATTTTAATTCAAATACTATCTTTTGATACTTCAGGTAAATTAACAAACATTGTTTCAAATACTTTAAGACAAAACATTGCAAATTATTTATCAAATTACCGAATGATGAATGATTATATTTCTATATTCAGTGCTGAGGTTATTGATTTGAGTGTTGATGTTGCAATTGTCTTAGATTCCGCTCAAAACTCAGGACAAGTCATTTCAAGTGTTATTGATAAAGTATCAACATATTTTAACCCTCAAACAAGACAATTAGGTCAAAATGTCTATTTATCAGAACTTAGAAGTATTATTCAAAACACAAATGGGGTATTAACCGTGACAACCTTAGATATATTTAATGAAGTTGGAGGTCAGTATTCATCCGCAGAAACATCTATGGAGTATTCAGACCCGGCAGTAAAACTTATTGGGCCTGTTGATGATACTATATTTGCGCAACCGTCACAAGTTTATCAAATTAGGTACCCTGGTAAAGATATTAAAGTTTCAGTTAAGAACTTCCAATCGATTACTTTCTCTTAACAAGTTCACTTATTTTTTCTTTAGATTATTATTTAATTGTGTGTGTTCATTTTAAAAATCCCACATAAACTATTTATTAATTAAAGGTATTAATGGGTCAATCATATAGAATAAGGACTGAGTTAGGTATTAACAAAACAATCAACGTACAATTAGACCAAGAGTTTGAACAATTAGAGATTTTATCTTTAACATTACAACAAGAAGATGTTTATAATAGAAGTTGCGCTGATTATGGAGTTATTGTTGGAAGAGTAACGGCAAACAATGGGTTTGGATTACCAAACGCTAGAGTATCAATCTTTATTCCTATTAGTAATATTGATGTATCAAACCCAATAATTTCCAGTATCTATCCGTATAAATCACCTAACGATGTAAATGAAGATGGATATAGGTATAATTTATTACCTTACATGAAATCTTATTCCGCTCATGCGGCAACAGGAACTCTTCCATCAAGAATGGATGTGTTAACAGAAACAACCACAATTGAAATTTATGACAAATATTATCTTCTAACATCCAAAACAAATGAAAGTGGTGATTACATGATAATGGGTGTACCAATAGGGTTTCAAACTGTAGTTATGGATGTTGATTTATCTGACATTGGAGAGTTTTCATTAACACCACAAGATTTAATTAGAATGGGTCTTGCAACTGAAGGACAAGTTGCGGGTAATAGATTCAAAACGTCGACAGATTTAAATTCATTACCACAAATTATAAATTCTGTTAAACAGTTAGACATTTCACCACTTTGGGGTGAACCTGATATTTGTGACATAGCCATTAATCGTTTAGATTTTGATTTAAGAGATGATTCAAATGTTGACATACAACCCACTGCGGTTTTTATGGGGTCAATATACACAACTCCAGATAAATTTAGAGTTAGAAAAAAAGGAAGACCAAAAGATAATATGGGAAATCTTTGTAGTTTACAGTCAGGACCTGGACAAATATTGGTAATTAGACAAACTATTCAACAAGATGATACAGGTAAACCAATATTAGAAGAATTTAAATTAGAACAATCAGGAAATATTATTGACGGTGATGGGGTTTGGTTAACTGAATTACCGATGAATTTAAATTATATTATAACTAATGAATTTGGTGAGAGAGTTATCTCAAATGACCCAACATTGGGAATACCAACTAAATCAAAATATAGATTTAAAATTAAGTGGCAACAACCTCCATCATTAACTGATGTAAAACGACCATATTTCTTAGTTCCAAATATTAAAGAGTATGGTTGGACACAGACCGGAACTGACCCAAATTTGGCGCCCGACTATTTAGATAATGAAGAATTAGCGGGTTCTTATTATTTTGGATTAGATTGGACGGGATATACAAATACACAAGCGGCAATAAATTGTGAAGATACTTTTTATGAATTTGAATTTAATAGAGTTTATACGGTTTCAGGATTTATTGACCAATTTAAAAATGGTTTTAGAGGTAGATTTATTGGCATTAAAGAAATTGATAGTCAAGATTGTGATAGCATCAATAAATTTCCGGTAAATGAGGGGTTTAGAAATTTTGATTTAATATATTTTTTATTTTCAGTTCTTATGACAATATTACAACCAATTGGACTGATACTTCTATTCGTAGGTACTCTAATACAGTTTGGGGAAAATTTTATTTATTTTATTTTATGCGAATTTTCTAAAATTGAGATTAATTTTTTTAGACCATTCAAGAATTATAGTAAATATTGTATAAGAAAAGATAGACCAGTCAGACTACCAATGATTACCTATCCGGACTGTGAGGCTTGTGAATGTGATATTCTAGTTCCAGGAACGACTACTACGACCTCAACAACTCCACCAGACGCTAATTTTTTAACTCAGGTATCTGAACCATCACTATATTATGATTTACTTGAACAATATTTTGCTTCCGTTTTGGGTGATGGTGCCCCATCCGGTCCTGACATTGGTGTACTTGCTCCGGGCGAATGGGGGGCGTATAATTATCAAGAACAATTTACTCTAAATTTTGCTGATGCTCTTGCAACAAACCCTGTAAATGTTCCTAGTCAATTTAATTATAAAATAGCGGTTAGTGATACAAGACAAATATTAGATGACCTTACGCCAGGAATAATTACAGGTCCATCTGTATTTGTTGATGGACCATGGGGATATAGCTTTCAAAGCACAATACCGTTAGGTATTAGAATTAATATTTTTAACACGAATAACAAGTATTATGAAAATGTTAATAGGATTAAAGTCACTTTTGCAGCTGACGTAAATTTAACCTATCATTATGATAATACTTTAACTGTGTTAGTAATTCCTGATTTTATTGACACTTTGGTACCAGGTTCAATTTTATCGTTTATAAACCCTTCTAGTTCTACAGACTCTAACTTTTTGTGGTCGCAGAACCTTACAGTTAACGCAGGAGTAGCACCAACAAATGCGGTTAATGGTATTATGGGAAAATTGCAAACCGATGAATTTGTAATGAATGTAGAATACGCCAACCCAAATGATAGATTAAATAATCTAAGTACTCCTTATGTTATTCCAAAAAATGAAAATATTGGTGATTTTTGTTTTAGTAGTGTTGTAGTAGAAGTAACTGGTTTAGTTGATAATTTGGGGACTATTACTTATAAAGACTGTAATAATCTTGGTTATACTATTAATGTTACAACACTTGGACCTCAAACCATTTCTAATATTGACTATTGTATACAATTACAAAGTTTAGGGGGTACCGCAGAATATACGGTGGTAAGTACTGGAGATACCTGTCAAAGATATTCATTTCCTTCAGATATAGAATATTATCAAGTATTGACAGCAATTACAATATCAACTACCGTAATAAATGGAGTGACAAATTTTATTATTCCAAATGCTTCAGAAAGTTCTGGATTTTTATCAGAATTACTAGCTAAAAGTTTTGTGAGTAATCGTACTAATTATCGGGGAGCTGATATTTTTGGTGATACTAATGATGGATATAGGAATAGTCCTGGTGTACAACTCAGACCAGGAGATTATTTTGAGAATTTTGTAAACCAAAAAGTTGTAATAATACAAAGAGGTGTTGACCCATACTCACCATTACTTACCAACAAATATAGTATTGGAAGAATATTTGGACAAGATATCGATGACCCTAATTGGACATTTACTGCCTCAACTAGAGTTAATATTCCAATACAAAAAGTACCCGTTGGTTCTACAACTACAGTACCAAAACATGATAATCAGGATAATATATTTTTCCAATCTAAATTTTTTACTCCTGGAGTATCAGGTTCAGTTACGCCAGGACAACAATATTCCGGATTTACAACAAGTAATGTGAGATATTATGGACGTTTCGATTCAGATTATGCCGGGACACCTGGTGTTGGTTCCATATCATACACTCCCACTCTTAAAGGGATTAGGAGTTCTACGGGTAATTTATTATACAGTGCAACAATTGGAACAGATTTCTATGATAGTGCGGAAGATTTATCTGGAGGTGATTTCTTGTTTTCATCAAACCCCGGAACCGAAGAAGTCGGGAACGCTTTATATGGTCAAACAACTGTGTTTGTTGGTAAACAGAGTCAATTTAATTTTAGTTTAATATATCCATCAACTACGTCATTATCAATTTCAAATCCTAGTAGAAATATTATGAGAACTGAAAGACTCCCAAGTTCGGACATATTTGAAACACCTTTGAACCCTTTGAGTTACCCTAGTCTTTTACAACAAAATAGTGTATTTGCGTCATATATTCTTGAAAATAATGGTTCTGAATTATTTGTTCAACCCGCACTTTCAACTGGAGCATCACAAGTAACTCCTGACATTGAAGAACAATTAGCGGCTGCTAATGTTTTAGATAGTCTAACCGATTGTGATAAAATGGTAAATCTTAGTTGTTATAGTGGTAATAGTGTTAATTTTGGAATTAAAACAGGTTGTCCCGAATCTGACGCGGTAGAAAATGGGTGTTATCTTTTTTTACAACAGATTCCTGGCACAAGTGTATTTCAGCAATTTAGACAAGGACTTAAAAGAGATATACAAAGTTTTAGTGAATGGGGATTTAGGTTTAGATTTTTTTATGGACTATGTCGAGGAGTTTTGGCTCAATCGTTTACCAATAATTGGGTTAATGGTTCTTTATATATGTTTCCACTTCAAATTGATACTTACTATGACCAAGAAAATAAACCATTGCCGCCTGATTTTGCAAAACAACTTGCATATTTTGACGGTAAAACTAATAATTTTTATTATAGAAGTTCGCCTTATTTATCAACTTCACAAAGATTTATTGGTAGACCAACAACAGATGATATAAGACCGGTTAATAAAAGAAATTTATTGTTTCCAACAACAATCATTAATTTAGGAATTAAAGACGATTTTTATCAAGAAATAATATTTGACCCATCAGCTAAGGCTTACATTATGGGTAGTTTAAATCCAACAAGTTATTCGGATACCTCCGATTTAGTTAATTTATTTGTAATATCAAGAATTACTGATGAAGGATTTTTAGCTCAACTTTTTTCTTTTGGTAATAACGGATTAAATCAATTATTTACTAGAGACTTTAATGGTGGAAAAAGAATTGACGGTGATTTAGCTCAAAGTATGTCAATTAATTCTGAATATGGTGTCATTCCCTTTTCACCAGAATTTTATAGTGTATACGGAACTCCAGATGACCCAGTTGTTATTTTAGGTAACCTTACAGCACCAACAATGGGAATTTTCTTTTCGTCGACTACCTTTGATTTACAAAACAAAGATTTTTTAACACCTGGAGTTATTAATTTTAGACCATCAAATAACGCAAACGCAATAACCTATCCTTATGGAATTAAATCTCAATATGTTCCATTTTACCAATGGGAATTAAAACAACCATCCACCCAAAGTATTTTTGGTTCAGAAAAAAATAATTGGAAAACAAACGAATCTGCCGCTAATACAGGAATTTTTGGATATAACTACCAATCATTATCTAGACGAAATCTTAATGAGCCAAGTTATTTTATTGGTTCAAACACTCAAATAAGTGATATATATGAGAGAGGATATATTTTTAATGTAAACAACACTGGTTCGTTTAGTTATAATGCAGGAACTTATCCTCCTCAATTTTTAGTTGGAGCTCCATTTCATTTTTATTTTGGAATTAATCAAGGACTGACCGCATTAGATAAATTTAAAACAAAATATTCAATAAGTGAATAAACATACAATCATACCAAGTAGTTTAACGTATGCGGCGGCTCCATCGGTTGACCAAGAAATTAATATTACTTTAGAAGAACAAAGTCAACAAATAGTTGAATATGACCGAAGTCAAAGTATTGACTTAGCTCAAGTTTTTGATGATGAAAGACAACGTGGTAGTGTGTTTAGGCCTACGTTTAAAATAACTTATTTATACAATAACACATATACCGGAACTACTGAATATGTTCCATTTAGAGACACTCTATATTATGTTGAGCCAATACAATCTTATGTTAGTACTGTATGGAAAGGATACCCACAGTATTATGAATTTGATTTTTATAGACCCAACATAACTGACCAACACATTAATTATGAGGCAAAAAGTGCTTACACCTATAATTGGACTTATTATGTTAGTTATGCGTATAATAATAACTACTCAAAACAAATGTCATACACATTAAATAATAGTGGTTATGATTGGATAGCATCTGAAGGAATTCCATTTTTTATTAATAACACAACTAAAAATGGAAGTAATATTATTGGGTTTCAATGCATTTCACCACACGGATTAACCGTTGGAGAATATGTTGAATTATCATTTTCTTACAATGGCACAAATTTGTTTGAAGTATATTCCTTAGGTAATAATTTAGTTGATAGTGATATTTTTATATTTAACCTTTTTAATCTTGGTTATACTGGTACAACATTTGCAAATGGGGTTACTGGTACATTTAAAAGAGTTATTAATCCGAATAATTTATTAGAAACTAAGTCAAAGTATTATGTTAGAGAACATAAAATTTTAACAAATGTTGAAGATTGTATTGTAGTTAAAAACGCTTTTGAAAGAAACATTTTTAACGAAGATAAACAATTTGAATATAGTTCTATTACTCCAAATCAAATATCAAGAATCTCACAAAAAACAAGTAGTAATTCATATAATATTACTGTTAATTATGATTTAGATTTAAATGGTGTTTTAGATAATCAAAAAAGACCTGTTAGTGAATTGTTTTTAACTATTATTAATAAGGGATATACAGGTTATTTTAATCAACCAAATAATGGTATAGGATTAAAACAAGGGTGGGAATTTAATTTGTCAACACCAATAAGTTCTTGGTGGGATTTATTAAACACAAATTCAAATACAAGCATACCCACATCAAATTATACCTTAACAAGTGGAGTTACCAAAACATTTTATTATAATGAAGATTTAAACAGAGGGGATTCAGTTGATGGAGATTTTTGTGAATGGAATGATTATGAACAAATTGAAAGAGTTATTTCAAATTATTATCAAAAAATAAATTACAATCAAAACGTTTTTCAAACATCTAGTACTTATTCAACTAATACCCAAGGTTATTATTATAAGCCACACACATCAATGGAAATTAGGGTTTTTTCCGATTATATTGAAACTGGAGACATTAAATCTGTTGCAAACATACCTTTTTATTCCTTTTATTCTTCCTCAGACCAAGAATTCAGATGGAGAGACTTATACACTTATGGATTTATAGATAATGAAAACAGAGGTGTTGATTATCCATTTATAAACAGTTCCCAATATCCATATAAAAATGTTGTATTTAGATTAATACCTGATGGTATCAACTATAACGATAATTTACTTGGAATTCAATTTCCAATAAAACCATTATTCGATGAGTGTGAATAAAATAGTAATTAATAAAGAAGGGTTTGTTGATAGACAACTCACAATTCCAATTCAGTTTACTTGGGATTATTTGGGATTAGACCAAAGTATTGATGAGTATGAGGGTGAAATGATAACTAAAGTGATTGGTGAAGGTAGAGACTTTGAAGTTACTCGATTTGCACATGCCCCTTTAACAGGAGCAACTGGTGCTCCAACAGAAATTAAATATGAATTTAATTTTTATTCAGGTGGTTCATTAAATGATGAAACAAATTGGAAGTCTAACTATCAGATGGAAGGATTTACAACACAAGAGATATATTATTATACTAACAACTTTACAAATTCATTTTTTAAATTGGATTTATATGATAATATTGATGAAAAAAGACAGACGAATTATATTACAATTATTATACCCACACAACAAGGGTTAAAGATGGATGCAATTATGCAAGTAACTCCGGTAACAATTAAAAAACCATATTTTATTTTAGATTATATTGGAGATAAAGAAGGTTTTTTTATTTATTGGTTAAAAAAACGAAAATTTTTAGACATAAGTACATTTTACATGACGGCAAAGTTTTATGACGCAAAAAATGGTTCCTTTAAAAAAATGTTAAATATGCCGCAATCATCAATCTCAGGTGATAAATATATTTTTGATGGTTCACAATATTTTTACTATCGGGTTGAATTAAATTACGAAAAACATAATTACCAAATATTCAATATAAACACATCTCAAACAATATATATTAATGATAATGAAAGGGCAGGTACATTAGAACCCATAAAATGGTATGAATATGTTAACCCATAATGGAAGATTTTTATAATATTATTATATCCCCTGAGACAATTAAGGGAGACCTTTTTACTGTTAATTTACAAGGTAACAATGTTGGACCAAATTATTCTGGTGAAACGATTGGGATTTATTCGGGAATGACTCAAGTTTTAACTGGAGGTAATGAAGGAAGTTCATTATTAACTGGATTAACAATTCCAATTTTATTTAAACAAACAGCAATTGATGTTGGATACTTTAGCCCATTTGATGGCGCGATATTACAAAAAGATATTGTTGCTAATTTTATATTTTCATCTACAACCTCTAATCCATATGTTTATAACGTTTATAATACATCAAGCGAGTTTCAAAAATTTCTTGAATTATCGTCATATAAAATTAATTGGGGTGATGGAACACCATCACAAACAATTGCAACTTATACACCAAACTATATAAATCATACTTATCCTGTTGCAAATGCCCAATACACAATCACATTGGAGCAAACAAATCCTTGGGGTATTACTAAAGTTTCCAAAACAATAACAACACCATATTCAGATGTGGTTATTAATAATCCAAATGGTATGGCGTTTTTTATTCCTGCTGGCGGTAATTGGTTTGAAACACCAATCAGTTATGATTACATATTTTCGGGCGACGCGGTTAGTGAAGTATCTGCTCAAACATCAAATAACTTTACAACAGTTCCATTTACAGTTTCAGGATTAACAAAATCTAAACTTAATGAGTTATCAATGTATGGACCGTTAAAATTTCAAGTGGGGGTTCCTGTAATTAAAAATGGACAAATATGGGGAGCAATAACCAACACGGCAACAACATTCACGGCATACACAATTAATTCTGTTGATTATTATGATTACTTAGATGGTACTACAATATTTTTTCAACAATCTTCAGGATTTACTAATAATAATTTAACAAACAAACCAATAACTAAAGAAGAGGTTTTACTTAAGGTTATTGACCAACCACAAATACAAACAAATGTTTTTGTTGAAAGAGGAAAAAACTCCGCGTATGAAAAAATTCAAAGACTCGGAGAAGTTGACAATTTAGGAGATATGATTAATTACGGATATGGATTTTTTTCGGTGGTTAAAAATAATTAATAGGTATTTATTAAATAAGAAAAATAAACTAATTAAAAAAGAAAACAAGTGAGTATAGGAAGCTACGGAACAATACGACCAAGTGATGTAAGTCCCGAGGATGTCCAAATTTTATTAAATTATACCCCATCTAGAGACGTTACGGATAATTTTATTCTAACACAACTTGATGCGCAGACAATCCTTAAACCTTATTTCAATAATACTCAGACTGGCGGAAATGCTGGTGTTGAAGTTTTAGGGGGATTATATAATTTAACTTTACCCGCTGAGCAGTTCAATGCTCTTGGAATTTACACTTTATATTTAAGACCAAAGGAAATTAGAACAAAGATTACCGATTGTGGTGTATTAAATGCTTTACCAAACGTAAAAGGAATTGTTGTTGATATTAGTAATGTACCAGCACAATATCAAAACAAATTTGTTTCACAAGGATTGGTTGGTTTTAGAGTAGAATATTTAAATACTAATGGTTCAAAAATACCTAACTTTTTTAGAGTTATTACCTCATCATTCTTCTGTGAGCCAGTTGTTACAAATCAAACCAACACTACAGCAAAAACTATAAGATATCGATATGTTGATGGAAATACCAATTTAATTTTTCTAACTCTGTCACCATCGTCATCTCCAACTAATAATCCAAACTCAACTCCATTTATTGGACAACCAAACCAAAATATTATAATTTCAAATACATATTTTAATCCAATAACTTTGGAGATAGAAATGGTTGAATATGACATATCATCTCTTGCAATTGCTCTTTTTGGTAATCAAACCAAATCAATTGATGATGGTGTTTATACAATCTACGACTCTCAAAATAACATATATAGACAATACAACTTATATGAAATTAGAGACCAATTTAATGCATTGTTATATGAAGTTAGACAAAGTAGAGGTAATAATATTGATTTCAGTAAAAACTTTACAAACATAACTAGTTAATGGCCGTAAATACAACAAATACTAAATACTTTTATCCACCAAGGCCAGGTAACGGGGCGGGTACTTTCTCTGACAACATTGTAGGACTACAAACTGTTGAAGGAGGAGGTCTTACGCAAGGTAACTTTGAGTTTACCACCGGAGTAACAGAAAAAGTTAATAGAACATTTAATGTCGGGGCGTTTTCAGAGTCAATGACTTTGGATATGATGAATATAGAAAGTCTCGAACAAAGTAGACAAATTCTTGCAACTCAATTTAGAGTATATCCTAACTATGATATAAGTCAGGTTCTTAATTTTTCAATGTACGGTTCTTTATCTGAAAGGTTTAGAGTTTCAATAACAAAAATTATTAATTATTTTCCGGCATCTTTAGATGTTCAATATACTAATGGTGATTTTATAACTGGTGACACTGCGTATGATATTGCTTATGATATTCAAAATGACGAAACTTACTTTAAAGTAAATGTTGATAGATTACGTAATCCATTTGATGTTGATTATTCTATTAACGCATCAAATAATTTGATGATGAGAGAATTAGAGGTTTCTATTTACAGAAATCTTAATAAAACTTATTTGGATTACTGTGTTAGCATTGACGATAACATCTATAAAATTTTAGCGTTTACACCATCAACAACATTAACTTCAGGAACACTAACATTTTATGTTTCAGGGTCACCATTTGGGACAACTGCAACAACATTACAAACAGAATTTCAAATTAGACCTAATGATTATATTGTTGATAAAATATTCCAAGAAAATTTTGATGAGGTTGAAAAGTTTTTAGTTAATAGGTTAGTACGACCTGAATATACCGCAGTATTTCAAGTACCACAACAAAACGAGTATGGACAAACATATACGGATTATCAACAAGTTACTTGGCCAAAAGATGGGTATTGGAACTTGGACATTCGTTCATTTCTATTTGATTCTTATTTGGCAAAAATTCAAGAAATAGCAATTAATTTAGATTCATTTAAAACTAATCTAATTTCGAGATTTTTGGTTTCAGACTCATTAAAGGAATTTGATACTTTAGGTAGAAAAGTTGAAAAAATATTTCAAATATACGGTAGAAGTTTTGACCAAATAAAACAATTTATTGAAGGGTTAGCTTACATGAATTCCGTCAACTATAATACATCAAATGACATACCTTCGGAGTTATTAGTTAATTTATCAAGAACTTTAGGGTGGTCATCAAATTTTTCGCCAATCACAAATGAAGATTTTTTAAGTTCTGTTTTTGGAAATACGTCAACACCAACATATCCTGGATATGCAAGAGCTTTAACACCAACAGAATTAAATTATACTTATTATAAAAATTTAATTCTTAATGCGTCTTATCTTTTTAAATCAAAAGGAACTCGAAGGTCAATAGAATTTTTATTAAGATTAATTGGTGCTCCAGATTCATTAATTGAATATAATGAACACATTTATTTGGCGGACCAAAAAATAAATCTTGACCAATTCTATAATCAATGGTCTCAAATATCAGGAGGAACATATGTTTTAGAAACTCCCACATATGCAACTGGACAAACATATAGTTTTAAGGGTCAATTATTTACAGCGTTTACAACAAATTCTTCATACCAAGATACTAATATAAATTTAAGTGACTATCCAATGGACTTTGAAGGTTATCCCAATGCTCCACTTAATACCGAAACTTATTTTTTTCAAATTGGTGCTGGATGGTATGAGACCACTCCAGAACATAGAAGTCCTGATGATGTGGTATTAACTGGTAATGTATTTACCGGCCAAAATTTAAGTATACAAACACAATTACTACCATTCACATACGGACAAACTTATTTGAATCGATTTAGAGATTTTCCATACATGAATGAAGGATTTAAACTACAAAAAATTGTTGATAACAATAAATCTTGGTTATCTGATGATGATAAAATCAGAACATCAAGTCAGGCAGATTATAACGCATATTATTTTGTGGATAACGAGAAATTAGTATTAAATGTTAAGAATATTGATTTGTTTTTAAATCCGGCACAAGGACTGGTTTATGATGTTTGGGACCAATCAAGAAAATATGATTATCCCATACCTGAATCAGGTTTAACTATTGGATATCCTGTTCCTGGAGGAGTTGATTGGACTTATATTGACCCAAAACCTAAGAAAAAAACATTCTTTGAATTTTCTCAAACTTTTTGGCAAAATATGATTAACGCTAGAAATAGACAATACATTTCTGATGGTAAAACTGGTGGTTATCCAACACTACAATCTATATGGTGGAAATATATTGAATCAGAACAAACCGTTGGGTTACCTAACAACAAATACACATATCAAAAGTTGATTGACTATGTAACCGGTATTGGACCATATTGGACTAAGTTGGTAGAACAGATGATTCCAGCAACAACTATTTGGAATACTGGTGTTCGATTAGAAAATTCGGTATTACACAAACAAAAATTTGTTTATAGGAGACAAAGAGGATGCCAATTTATACCAGTTGCTGTTGACCCGTGTTATATCATATCTGATATTTTTAATTATACCTGTAATTCTGAATATGTTGATTTTAATATATATCCATGGTTTAATGGAGATATAACTGCAACTAATTTTAATAGTATTCTTTCAAATAGGATTAATAATATGTTGTCTGAAAGCGGATTAACACTTAATCAATGTTATCAAAATTCGGTTCAAACAGAATGGTACATTGATTTAAGAATTAATAATCAAATTTTAATTCAAAATACTTTTTATAGTGGATATGGATATACTGATGTCCCCACCGAATTACAATGGAGAAATAGTTTAATATATTATTTACCAATTTTATATGATTATGGATACACTTATTATTTAAATGGCAATAATTTAACAATAACTAATTTAGGGTGTAATTCTGAAAATTTGCAAGATACCGTATTTTTAAACGTCGGAATAAATATTAATATAAAGTGTAGTAGTTAATGTCAACTTTTAATTATAATATAGCAGTCACTGGAGATTGTTCAAATACGAACTCAGGGTCTATCAGTTTGAGTCTTAGCGGTGGTACACCACCATACACGGTACAATGGTTAAGCCCTATTTTATCGCCAGACATTGTCACTACCGAGCCAGCAATAAAAACAGGATTAAGTGCCACAACATATTCGGTAAGAGCTATTGATAGTTCACTACCAACCAATAATGAATTTTATATTAACATACCAATATCAAGTGGGGTATGTGCAAGTGTTCTCGGTGTTATGGGAACAACGTGTTCTCAAAATAATGGATTTGTAAGTGGAACATCCACATCAGATTATTCCTCAACTGAATTTTATCTTTTTCATGGTGATGGAGTATTTTCACAATCGGCGATAACATCTCAATCAACAGTTGTGTTTGGAAGTTTAACTGCGGGAACTTATTATATTAAAGCTGTTGACTTGGGTGGGTGTACAGGACAAACCCCAACTTTTATTGTTGAAGATTCGGATACTTTAGATTATGGTTTATATGTGGTTCCAAATTCATCGTGTGGAGGAACTGGTATGGGTAAAATTATGGTTACGGGAGTAACAGGTACTCCACCATACACATATCTTTGGAATACAACTAACACAGGGTCAACTGTCACCGGATTAACAGCAGGAATTTATTCTGTTAGTGTTACAGATTATTATGGGTGTGTTAAAACAAAAAGTGAGACAATTGTAAATGTCCCACCAATTGGATTAGGTACATTTACCTCAACACCCCCAACTTGTTTTTCTTCCGATGGTTCAATAACGATTCAAATTACAGGAGGAACCGCGCCATATTATTATTCTGCATCTACAGGAGAGGTATTAATTCAATATCCAAAATCATTTACAATATCTGGATTATCCTCAGGAAATTATTCCTTCCAAGTAACCGACGCGGCATTATGTACTATGTTCGCGGGAACAACATTAACTCCACCAAATGGTATAACCTCGGTTAACATTAATACACAAGGCTCAACATGTTCAAGTAATGGAGGGTCAATCACCGTTTTAGTTAATGGAGGAGCTTCCCCATACATTTATACGTTAATATATCCAAATGGAAACGTCTTAAATGTTAGTAATAATCAAACAGCTCAATTATTTTCTAATTTATATTCAGGAACGTATAGTGTAGCAGTTCAAGATGCTTCAGGATGTTATTACTTAGATGAGGTTACATTATATGCTACTGATACATTTACAATATCAACAAATACTACAGGAACCACATGTAATAATACAAATGGTTATATTTCGGTTATTAAAAGTGAAGGAGGGGCAACTCCATTTGATTATTCATTAGACGGTTTAGTTAATATAAATAATAGTACTTTATCTGCGATTACATTTAATAATGTTTCTTCGGGACAACATACAATTACTGTTACGGATAATACAGGATGTACTCAAACAACTCAAGTTTATGTTAATAGTAGTACACCACTTGATTATAGTTTATATAGTACTTCTTGTGGTACAGGTTCTGAAGGTACTTTAACCGCATTTATTTCATCAGGAACTCCACCATTTATATTTGATTGGTCTAATAATGTACCCAATAATCCGCAACAAATTACTGTTCAAGGGTTAACAGGAGGAACATATAACTTAACCGTAATTGATGATAATGGATGTTCGTTATCAAGAACCGCAGAAATTACTTGTGATGCTTCATATGTTTCATATCAAACATATGTCATGGGGTCTGAAACTTTTATTATTGAGGCACAAACTAAATTTGGGTTATTACAAATGTTAAATGTTGGATTTGACGATTTAACCTCTGGTAATACAAGTTGTAGTTTAGTTTCAGCAACATTTACAATAAACGTTTCAGTTAATCCATTAGGGTTGACAACAAGTGAAACTTTTTTTACAACAACGTCTTTAAATGTTGTTCCAGGTGATAATCTTTATTATGATACCGTTACTAGTTTATTAAACACAATACCTGGTATTGGTGTAATTACAGTTGACGATTTAAATAATCAAATAACTATTCAAACTAGCCCAACTAATGATACTTTAAATGGACAAGAAATTATTATTAAATTAATTATTGTTTATGATACAATTTGTTTAACATGAGACAATTTGTTTAACATGATACAATTTGTTTAACATGAGACAGGTAAGAATAACCGAAATATCAGGAGGTACATACCCAATTAACATATACATATCCGATGTATACGGTAATAATCAAACTTTGCTTGGTACTATTAATTCTGGAACTGTTCCACCAATAATCAATTATAATGTCACAATTCCTTCAATATTTGATTCTGCTCCAGAAATAAGGTTATATTTAACGGATGATAATGGGTGTAGTATATTTAAAACGCTAGACTGTGTTTATGGTTGTGCCTTTGAAATTACAATCGAATTGGCGTCTTGTGTTGTTAATATTAATATTCAAGAGTTCATAATACCAACACAAACACCAACACCAACTGTTACACCAACAAATACTCAAACACCTACTGTAACACCGACAAATACTCAAACACCAACTAATACTGTAACACCAACTAATACTTTAACACCAACTAATACTTTAACACCAACTAATACTGTAACACCAACTAATACTATAACTTCAACTAATACTATAACACCAACAAATACTGTAACACCTACAAATACTCTAACACCTACAAATACTTTAACCCCAACTTCTACCCCAACTAAAACAGAAGTATTAACTCCTACTCAAACGTCAACAAATACTGTAACACCAACTAATACTATAACTTCAACTAATACTATAACACCAACAAATACTGTAACACCAACAAATACTGTTACACCAACAAATACTGTTACACCAACAAATACTGAAACAGTAACTTCTACACCAACTGAAACACAAGTGTTAACTCCTACTCAAACACCAACAAATACTGTAACACCAACTAATACTGAAACACCTACAAATACTTCAACACCAACTAACACTGAAACACCTACAAATACTGAAACACCTACAAATACTGTAACACCAACTAACACTGAAACACCTACAAATACTTCAACACCAACTAACACTGAAACACCAACTAACACTGAAACACCTACAAATACTGAAACACCAACTAATACTGAAACACCGACAAACACTGTTACTCCAACTAATACTGAAACACCTACAAATACTTCAACACCAACTAACACTGAAACACCGACAACAACTCCTACAGTAACATCAACAAATACTGTTACACCGACTAATACTGAAACAGTAACTTCTACCCCAACTGAAACACAAGTG